AAGAAATTAAAAGAGACTAAAGAGATCTATGAAAAGGTTGTATCACACCTCATTGAGGAAGGTTACGCCTCTGATGTAGAGTCTGCAGATTCCATTATTGGTGGAATGAGTGAGCAGTGGTTTGAACAAATTCAAGAGGGTTGATTGATGGAAAGAATTACTGCTAAAGAAGTAATCTCCATGATGGAGGCAACTGCTCAGGTTTATGAGCAACAAGAAGTTATATCTGAAAGTGAAGTGGGATTTAAGAATGGTGGTGGTAATGCTGCCATGCAAAAATATATCAAAAATGGAATGAGTGCCACGCAAGCCCGTATGAGGGTTGAAACTGATGGTGCAAAATATACTTTACAACAAAGAGCAAAAGATAGAGAAACTGCAAGAATAAACAAAGATCTTGCCATTCAACAGGCAGGCGGCGGTGCTGCTGGTGAGGCTGATAAAGAAAAAGGTAAGAGAGCTCAATACGACAAAGAGTTTCCAGCAGGAACCTACAAGTCTGACATGGAGAGGAAAAGAACTTCTGATGCTGCAATTAGTGTAGATGCAAAATATAGAACCAGACAGACTGGTGAAGCTAATTTGAGAAGACTTGGTGGTGGTGATCTAGATAAAGGTATTGAAATATTCAGAAAGCAGCAAGCAGCTAAAAAGGCAGAAGCAGAGACTAAAACTCCACCAGCATCTAACAATCCACCAGCATCTAACAATCCACCAGCATCTAACAATCCACCAGCATCTAACAATCCACCAGCATCTACCTCAAAACCAACCAAAACATATACAATTGGTGGTAAGACATATTCATCCAAAGCTGAAATTAATAAGGAATATGATAGATTGAGAAAATCTGGCGGTGATGCAAAAGCATTCGGTGATAAGGCATTTAAGGCAACTAATAAACCAGCAATTGGAACTACTCCTGGTGGAACAAAGTTTGAGAGAAGAACACCTACATCTGCAGAATTGAGAGCGGCACAAGCAGCAAGAGCGGCAGGTAAGGGATCTGAAGGACAGATTAAAGCTGCTGTGCAGCAGGGTCAAAGACAGGCATCAGTTGATGCTGCTGTTAAATCTGCTAACACATCATCTGCTTTGAATAAACCGGCACCTGCTGGTACTGCTCTTGCTGCTCAACAAAAACGACTTGCTCAAAAAAATAAAGTAACACCAGTAAAACCTCAAGCTCCAAGCACTACTGGTTCAAGTACAACCCCTACAGTAAAAACTCCTAATATTAATCTTAAAAAGGAAGAAAGAAATTCTATGGAACGTATTAATGGAAAGGGAGTACAATCTCTCAAAGACTCTTATAACTCGGTTTACATGGAAAGAACTGAAGATAAGGTAATTGGTGAGGGTATTATGGATGCCCTTAAGAAAGTTGGTAAGGCAGTTATTGGACCTGCTAATCAGTCTCCCGAAGCTGAAGCAGCAAGAATGGGTAAGCGTAGACCTCAAACAAAACAGGAAAAGGGTGTTGCTGCTGGAACTGTGAATAAAGAGGATGTAGACCTCTTTGATATTATCAAGGGTCATCTAATTGATGAAGGTCTTACTGAAGAGGAAGCACTCAAGAAGATGCTTGACCTCACTGAAGAGGAGAGAGAAGCAATTCTTGATGAAGGACTTGCTGGTATGGTAGGTTCAGTAACCAGGAACACCAGCTGCTAAAAATGCACCTATGAGAGACGAACCTCTTTTCTGAGGTTACTATTAAAAAAACTAACTTAAGGAGAAAAACCAATGAGTAGATTCGGAGATTTAGTTAGCGGCAAACCTGCCGCTTCAGCACCTGAAGTGAAGGCAGTATCAAAACCTGCACCAAAACCTGTATCCAAAGCACCTGTTGCTGCCCCAAAACCAGTTGTAAAATCTGAAGAAAAGTAATCCAATTTATAAACTGGTACACTGGGGGTCATGAGACCCCCTTTTTTATTGTATAATTACTTCAGTTCAAACAAACCACTCAATGAACATTTCCACTGACTATATCCGCACTTCTCTTCAAGCAGTGTATGGAGAGTCTGTGACAGCTGCTGAGATTCGTGCTTGGTGTGCTATGAACGGTTCTAACTATCAAACTGTTACCAATAAACTATCTGATTTTAAAACTTCTCGCGGTAAATGGAACTTGACCATTAATGAAGCAAGGAAACAGTTTGAGCATACTGTAAAAGAACCTTCTGCCATTCCTGCCATTGAACAAAACCTTATTCCCAAAAAAGATGATTCTTTCGTCAAGTTTGGTAACTTCAGTGATATTAAAAAAATTATTGAGTCCCGCGTATTTTATCCTACATTTATTACAGGTCTCTCTGGGAATGGTAAAACATTCTCAGTTGAGCAAGCGTGTGCAATTTTGGGTAGGGAACTTATTCGTGTAAACATTACTATTGAAACCGATGAAGATGATCTTATTGGCGGTTTCCGCCTTGCTAATGGTGAAACCGTCTGGCACAATGGCCCAGTCATTGAAGCCCTTCAACGAGGAGCTATTTTGCTCCTTGACGAGATCGACCTTGCCTCTAATAAAATTCTCTGTCTCCAGTCTATCCTTGAAGGAAATGGAGTCTTTCTCAAAAAGATTGGACAGTTTGTCCGCCCCAGTGCAGGTTTCAACGTCATCGCAACCGCAAACACTAAAGGTAAAGGTTCAGATGATGGACGATTCATTGGAACTAATGTGCTCAACGAAGCATTCCTTGAACGCTTCCCTGTGACCTTTGAGCAGGAGTATCCTACTGCTGTTACTGAGATTAAGATTCTCAGTAAAATGTGTGCTGATGAGGACTTCTGCAAGAGACTTGCTGATTGGGCAGACATCATCCGCAAGACCTTCTATGATGGTGGTATTGAGGAAATCATTAGCACTCGTCGTCTAGTTCATATTGTTAGGGCATATAATATTTTTGGAGATAAAGCAAAAGCAATTCAAGTCTGTGTGAACCGATTTGATGACGAAACTAAGCAAGCATTTCTTGAACTTTATGATAAAGTTGATGCAAATTTTCAAATGCCCATTGACGGGGAGGAATCTTCCTGATATAATAGGTTATGACTAATTCTTGGTCCATGCTATACGATGAAATTTTAAAAATGGATGAACACATCAGTTTGAATTTGCCAGATGGTCCTATTGATTTTATTCCGACTCCAACAGCAACTTCTTTCAAATATAATGAAGAGGAGATTGTAAAAGAACTTCTTGAATATATCAGAGGAACATACAGACAACATTATTCTGCTGGTGACGATAAGATCCAAACACTGGATCTAATTGAAGCTTGTGGAGATGGTGAAGCATTTTGCCGATCTAATATTCTCAAGTATGCTTCTCGTTATGATAAGAAAGGTACAGCACGTCGTGATATAATTAAGATCCTTCACTATGCTGTTCTTCTAATGCATTTTAACGATAAGAATGCAGAACGCGAAACCTACCCTCAATGAAATTGAATTTCAATACTATGAAACTATCTGATAACACTCTCATCGTCCTCAAAAATTTTGCTGGCATTAATAACTCAATCCTAGTGAAAGAGGGTAATCGTCTTCGTACTATTTCTGTTGCTAAGAATATCTTGGCAGAAGCAAATATTAAAGAAGATTTTCCTCGAGATTTTGCAATCTATGATTTGAATCAATTCCTCAATGGTTTGAGTTTGCATCAAGATCCTGATCTTGATTTTAAGGAAGATTCTTATCTCAGTATTAAAGAAGGTAAGCGTCGTGTCAAATACTTCTATGCTGATCCTGCTGTGATTGTTTCTCCTCCTGAGAAAGAAATTCAACTTCCTACTCAAGATGTTTGTTTTCAGTTAGATAGTGCTTCTCTTGAAAAACTTATCAAAGCTGCTCAAGTCTATCAACTTCCAGATTTCTCTGCTGTTGGTGATGCTGGCGTTATTAAACTAGTTGTTCGGGATAAGAAGAATGATACCTCCAACGAATATGCCATCGTAGTTGGTGAAACTGATAAAGAATTTAATTTTAACTTTAAAGTAGAAAATATTAAGATTATTCCAGGTGCATATGATGTAATTGTTTCTTCTAAACTTCTTTCTAAGTTTACAAATACCAAATACAATCTCACCTATTACATTGCTCTGGAACCTGATTCAACTTTTAGTTGATGAGACATATACTTTTTACTCTTAAGGGTTGTCCTTCTGAACTCCTTGATGATTTGGAGTTCATTAGAAAACTTATGTATAGAACAGTGAAAGAGACTAATTCAACTCTCTTGAACTTGAATGCCTATAAGTTTGAACCTCAAGGTGTTACAAGTATCGCTATGCTTGCTGAGAGTCACATCAGTATTCACACATGGCCAGAAAAAAACATGGCAGTATGTGATATTTTTACATGTGGGGACGAATCTAAACCAGAAAATGGTGTAGAATATATGAAAGAGCAATTGAAGGCAACTGATATTGTCTCTAATGAATTTGAGAGACCTCTACAATGAAAACACTAACAACAATGAGAATTGTAGGTAGTGTTATGGTAATTGCTGCCTACTTTGTTGTTCTCCATGTAAACCTAACTTTTGGTGTTATCATGAATACAATTGCAGATACCATGTCAATCCCATATTTTATCAAGACAAAATCATGGGATATTGTCTTGATGTTGGGGTTCCTTTTGGCAATCAGTTTTAGCAAACTTTTAACATGAATATCTTTGTGACGGATGAAAGTCCAGTCAAGTCGGCACAGGTTCTACCTGATAAGCACATCGTCAAGATGCCCCTAGAGTGCTGTCAGATGCTCTCTATCGTTGCCTCAGACAAATGGGGGCATGGGTATGGAACTCTTCCTAAGACCGATGGAACCCCGTATGCGACTGATAAGGGTGCCTTCCGCAACCACCCTTGCACAATATGGGCAAATGAAACGGTTGCAAATGCCAGATGGTTGATTCGGCATGGTCTTGCATTGTGTGAAGAGTATTCTAATAGGTATGGAAAAATTCATTCATGTCTTCATACTCTTACACATGCAAATAAAATCTTTCCATTAGATGCTATTCATCAATCAAAACTTACTCCTTTTGTTCGGGCAATGCCTGAAGAGTTTAAGTTTGATATGAATATAAGTACAATTGAAGCGTATAAGATGTACATTGCATCTAAACCATGGGTGTGCGATAATTACTTAAGATTGCCAAATCGCAAACCTGAATGGGTATAGAGTGAAAGAAGAAAAAATAAAAACACTTTATCTTTACGAATTGGAAAGTGGTGGATGTATCATGCACGATGGATATATCCAAATAGGTATTATGAAACATAGTGTTGAGAAACATATGGAACTAAATCCTACCGTTAATTGGATTGTGACCTATTGGTGTCCAGACATATTTGCTAACAGATACAAAAGAGTTTCATTTCAAAAAACTGAAAAGAAAAATGAGGGAAGTCCAAAGACGGACAATCAAGGACAGGGTATGGATTTGGACACAGAACCGAAAGGTTGTGGTATACTAAAGGACAAGTAGATTTGATTATGAGCAACTTCATCTGGGTTGAGAAGTATCGACCACAAACTATTGAAGAATGTATTCTTCCTGAGAGTACGAAGAAGACCTTTCAATCTTTCCTAGATAAAGGTGAGATTCCTAATATGCTACTTGCTGGACCTCCAGGAGTTGGAAAAACAACAGTAGCAAAGGCATTATGTAATGAACTTGGAGTAGATGTATATGTCATCAACGGATCCGATGAAGGACGATTCCTTGATACTGTCCGAAACAATGCGAAGAATTTCGCTTCGACCGTATCGCTTACGTCAGATTCTAAACACAAAGTCATTATCATTGACGAAGCTGACAACACATCCAACGATGTTCAACTCCTCTTACGGGCGTTTATTGAGGAGTTCGCTGGCAATTGCAGATTCATCTTTACCTGCAACTACAAAAACAAAATCCTCGAACCCCTCCACTCCAGATGTGCTGTCGTGGAATTCGGTATCAAAGGAAAAGAACGCCAAGGAATCGCAGCACAATTCTTCAAACGTGCCCAACAAATCTTGGATGCAGAAGGTGTTGAATATGATAACAAGGTCCTGGTAGAA